TGAATTGTGTTTTGTCCGCGATCATGCAATCCCTATTTAGATGCTTCGATGAGGTTACTGACAAGTGTTTGTTGGAAAATCTCATCGGAAAGAGTTCTCGCCCAGCTGATTCTGCTGATTTCGTCTATTCGTCGGTAGCGGGTAGGCAGGCTGTGCAGGAGACGCTGGAACGAAAGCGTGTGGCAACTATTAATCGTTTAGTCGGTTGTATCGTCATTGCTCAATCAATCGTGAAACACGATAAATATGCCGGTACTGAATTTCTCTCAATGCCGTGGATTTTGTTAAGATTTAAGAATTTCTTCTGTCTTGACGAACACGATGAATTTATCGGTTATAGTGAATGCAGTGACGAGTTTGCATACGCTCCTCCATGCGACTATGCAGAAGATTTTGCTGCTGATGAGTACTTTATCAGTAGTACTAGTCTGCATGTGGATTCTGAACTTCCTGATTCTGATGAGAATATACCAGAATCAGAAGACCCTCGACGTCATCTTGATGATGGTGAGTCGGAACGATCACCGTCGGTCTTTGACTCCGGTGACGGGTTTCCAGGATATCAACCTGAAGAACGAGTCAGTTCAGTTGTGACTGAATTGACGTTTGGATCCGTTTTCCAAGTACCTGTTGTGCTTGATGGTGGTGATGATATTACCACGTTCCAGCCGCGCAATCGATCCGCGTCTGAAGAGGGTTTGAAACCTATTGATGCACACAGTGGTTTGTCGCCCACCAGTGTGCTTACCGAATCCAATTTTGGAGTCGAAGAGATGGAGAATTTTGTTCTTGATTCCCATCAGGTACCATTCAAATCAGTTCCATCCCCAGACGATACCAAAACTGGTGATGTTGAGGTATCTGGGGAGGTTTTTTCTGCCGATGATGCCATTAATGTTCCGGCGGAAGTACCTGCGGCTGTCTCAGAAAAGTTGGTCACGACGTATATAGGTGTTCCCAGCTCCGTGGATTGGTATACTCTTGTTGAGGCCGACATTGAAAATGTTGCTGGTTTCGAACGAGTTATATCAAGAAATGACTGGCGTTATGGTCTGAAAATTGCCCCGAATATACCGTTTCCTACTGATGACGACGTAATTTTGGGAGGTATTAAGACCACCAGTCATGGGTTTATGCAAGATGCGATAAATGAAATTTTTCCTCTGAATCACACTCTTGATGACAGATTTTTCCAAGAGTTGGTGGAGACAAGTGATATCGCATTGGAGTTGGATAAGTGTTCCATAGATGCGTCATATGTCAGTAATTGGGATAAGGGTGATGGTTGGAATTCCACCCTAGAAACTGGCATGACTACAACTAGGAAAACTACCTTTCGAGAAGTAGCACTGTCTGTGAAGAAGAGAAACATGAATGTTCCTGAACTGACGTCTATTTGCAATATAGAGGATATCAGTAACAAGATTGTCAATACCTTCTTTGGCAGTGTGGTGGACGTAAACAAGATGGTTGGTTTACCAGATGTTATACTTCAAGGTGAAGTTGAATGGTTCTCAGAGTATTTAAAAGGGAAGAATGTCTCTGAAGAACAATACCTGGATCCAATTTCCTTGGTGTCGATGGACAAATACAGGCATATGATAAAGTCACAGTTAAAACCTGTTGAAGACAATTCTTTAGCCTATGAACGTCCCTTGGCTGCAACTATCACTTACCACGATAAAGGTAAAGTGATGTCCACTTCTCCGATTTTCCTTGCTGCCGCTACCAGATTGATGCTGATATTGAATGATAAGATTTCTATTCCCAGTGGAAAGTATCATCAGTTATTTTCATTGGATGCTCCAAGTTTTGACATTGTCAAATGTTGGAAAGAAATCGACTTTTCGAAGTTTGATAAATCCCAGCAAGAACTACACCATGTACTGCAAAAGAAGATTTTCACTCGTCTAGGTGTTCCCCAAGATTTCCTGGACACATGGTTTGGGTCTCATGAACGTTCGCATATTTCGGATTCCACCGGTTTGAAGTTTAATACAAACTATCAAAGGAGAACTGGTGATGCGTGTACGTACTTAGGCAACACTATTGTTACTTTGTGCGTTTTATGCTACGTTTATGATCTGACTGATCCAAACATTCTCATGGTTGTTGCTTCTGGTGATGATTCATTGATTGGTAGTTTTGAGGAGTTAGATCGATCTAAAGAACATTTATGCTCAACGTTATTTAACTTTGAAGCAAAATTCCCTCATAACCAACCTTTCATATGCAGTAAGTTTTTACTCACTATGCCCACCACTTCTGGTGGAAGAAAAGTGGTTGCAGTTCCTAACCCAGTGAAACTCCTTTTGAAGCTGGGTAAGAAGAATTTAGATCCTAATCAATTTGATGATTGGTATACCAGTTGGTTGGATCTGATATATTATTTTGACGATAACCACTTGATATCTGTAGTCAGTCAGATGTGTGCTTACCGCTATCTTCGGAAACCTAGCCAGTTTCTTGAAGGCGCCATAATGTCTTTCAAAAACCTTTTTTCTTCGAAAACTAAAGTTAAGAAGCTCCTGTTTGCAGTACAGGATGAAGGGAAAAAGAAAGTACATGAGGTAGAGCGAAGACCCTCAAAGAAAGATCGTCAACGTGCCGCCGCGTTTGCGAATGCTCGCGGTGGATCTTTGAGGATAAAGGCTGATTAAGAATCTCTCTTAATGGGAGTCAGACGAAGCTTTGCTTATTCCGTCTGAGAATGTCACTGAACTCATATGTCATTCCATGAGTTTCATACATTTGCCATCATTATTGAT